GGTACAGCGAAACTGTACACCGCTGCTGACACCATCGATCTGATTGCTAACACAGCAACGTTCGACGGTAAAGTACGTGTCTTTGCTGTTATCGCAGAACTCGGCACTGCCGAAACTGCGGCATCGTTCGCGTAAGTGAACTGGGGGGGTCTTCGGGCTCCCCCGACTTACTGGAGATAAGTATGGCAGAAAAGAAACCACGTAAAAAAGACAGTATGCCCAAGCGCAACAAGAAGAACTTTCGTTCTACGAAATCTGGCGCGGGCATGACAAAGGCGGGCGTAGCTGCCTACCGCCGTAAGAATCCCGGCAGCAAGCTAAAGACAGCAGTTACTGAGGACAAACCTCGTAGCAAAGCCCGTGCTGCACGTCGCAAGTCATACTGTGCACGTTCCGCTGGGCAGATGAAAAAGTTTCCAAAAGCAGCCAAGAATCCTAACAGTAGGTTGCGTCAAGCACGGAGGCGGTGGAAATGCTAATCTGTTTTAAATGCTCAGAAGCTCCCTGCAACAGGGACACCTGCAAATGCCCGTGCCACGAAAAGGACAAAAAATGTTGAACGCACTAATCGGGCCTGTGACCAATCTCGCCGGAACTTGGATGAAGAACCGCGCTGAGAAGGCACAAGCCAAACAGAAACTTGCTGTTGCCAAGATAGAGGCACAGACAAAGAAGGTAGAACAAGATGGGGCGTGGGAGTTAGAACAAGCTCGTGCCTCTGCAGACTCGTGGAAAGACGAGCTCTGGACAATTTTTTTCGTGGGCTTGCTGTCCGCTTGTTTCTATCCTCCAGCCCAGCCGTACATTGAGGATGGTTTTCGTTTCCTACGAGAAGACCTACCTGAGTGGCTGAGTTGGTCAATCATGGCGAGTATCGCCGCTTCATTTGGCTTGAAGTCAATCGGCAAAATGCGAGGCTAAAACGATGCGGTTATCTAGAAACTTCACGTTATCTGAACTAACTCGCAGCCAAACAGCAACCCGCAGGGGTATCGACAACACTCCAGACGATGAACAGATCAAGAATCTTGAACGGGTGTGCTCTGAGATACTACAACCTGTACGTGAACACTTTGGTGTTGGGTTCTCTCCTTCATCTGGATTCCGTAGTGTTGCCCTGTGTGAGGCGATTGGGTCTAGTTCCAAGAGTCAACACGCGAAGGGAGAGGCTGTAGACTTCGAGATCCCCGGACAGGACAACAAATCTGTTGCAGAATGGGTGCGAGATAATCTGAACTTTGACCAGTTGATACTGGAGTACTACACCCCAGAAGACCCAACATCCGGCTGGATACATTGTTCTGTACGAGAATATAGCAACCGTAAGGAGTGCTTAGTGTATGACGGTAAAAGTTATTCTAGATTTTAGTTGACTTTTTCGTTGTTTTAGTGTATCATAAAGGCAAGGAGTATTCCATGAGCCAGTTAATTGTACAAGCACTTTCTCACAGATACCTGTCTAAAAAACGGGACGCAGAACAGATGTTCGACTTTTTCAACGGTGTGATCATTGCCGATACAGATGTCGAACAAGTTTACGAAAAACTAGAACAAGCACTAGAGGATTGGCTTGAAGCAGACTTGAAGCTAGGAGCACTCAGTCTCTTGTCAGGAGAGCCCAATCATCCATTCGAGAGAGTAACAATAAATGACCAAGAAACGATCTTCAAAAACTAAAAGCAAGAAGAGCCCAACACCTAAGAATAAGGCTCTGTATGCTCGTGTAAAATCTGAAGCCAAACGAAAATTCAAAGTATATCCAAGTGCTTACGCGAACGCTTGGTTAGTTAGGACATATAAGAAACGTGGTGGTACTTACGCATGAGCCTAAAAGAATGGTTTGGAAGCGGACCAAGAGGAGACTGGGTGGATATAAGCCGGAAGAACGAGGATGGAAGCCACCCTCAATGCGGGCGGAAAAAGGCTTCTACTGCCCGATCCGGCTATCCGAAATGTGTGCCTCGTGCAAAAGCAAACCGTATGAGTTCTGCACAGAAGAAGAGTGCAGTTCGTCGGAAGCGGGCTAAAGCACAAGGAGTGGGCGGTAAGCCTACGAATGTTGCCACAGACTCTCCTAAAACGACACAAAAGGCAGCATACGGAGGTAAGGTTTACTCCTGCGGTAGCACTTCAAGACGGGCGATGTACTAATGTTGAGAGAAAACAGCAAGCATCAGACGACAGGAGCTACTATAGCATCCACCTCTGCTGACGGTAGTGCTACTGTTGTGTACACCACTCCCAGTAACTACAGCGGAGCCGTGAGGTTCTTGCACATATCAAACAACAATTCTGCTACAAAAAAAGTATACGTTCAATACTACGATGCTGCAAATACAACGTATCACTACATTGCTAACGGTTTAAGCATGGCAGGACACAGCGTAGTAGATCTCGTTAACGGTAATTTTTTCTTTACCAATTCCGGAGATAAGATTGTGGCGTTTGGCGAAACGACTAACACGATGGAAGTGTTGGTATCTGTCGAAGAGTTTTTTGATCCGCACAGAGGTTAATAATGAATTACTTACAGCTTTGCAACGCAGTTCTTAGAGAGCTTAACGAGGTAGAAATCACAAACGTGACTTCAACTCGTGGGCTGCAAACGGCTGTAGCTGACTTCATCAACAAGTCACAGCGCGATATCATTAACTCTGAAGTCGAGTGGCCTTTTACTGTAGCCAACGATTCAGACACAACGGTTGATGGTCAACGCCTCTACACGTTCGAGACCAATGCCAAGACCCTCAAGTGGTCAACGTTCACCGTGCAGGAGTCCGCAAGTCTACCAGAACGGCGACTAGACTACATCAGCTACGACGAGTATCTGGACAAGTACCATGAGTCAGACACCAACCCAGACGGTAGCGCAGAGGGACTGCCAGAGTTTGTGTATCACACACCTGACGACAAGTATGGTCTGTCTCCGGCTCCGGACAAGTCTACCTACACGATCCGTTACGCATACTACACCACAGTATCTGACTTAGCTGCCAACACAGACACTCCGTCCATACCGGATCGTTTTCACGATGTAATCGTTAACAGAGCAAAGTACTACGCATACCTTTTGCGTTCCGACCCACAAGCCGCTCAATTTGCACAGAGGGACTACGAACAAGGGCTACGTCGGATGAGAGTGGAACTCATCAATCGTAAAGACTACATGAGAGCAGTCTGATGCCTGATACTTCAATTATTAGTCCATACGTGGTGAAGTTAGGTGGCGGTCTTATTCTCAACAGAGATTCATTCTCTATGCCCCCCGGAGCCGCATCAGAGTTAATTAACTTTGAGCCGGACGTTGCAGGTGGCTATCGTCGCATCAACGGTTACGCCAAATACAACTCTAACATTGTACCGCAGACGAGTGCCTCGACAGAAAAAGTTCTAGGGGTTGCAGTGTTTAAAAACAAGATCGTTGCTGCTAGAGGAACAAAAGTATTTTTTGGTGGTGCTACAGGATCTTGGACAGAGATAGACTCTAGTAGAACAAGTGCTGGTCGTTACGACTTTACAATTTACAATTTTAATAACACAGAAAAAATAGCGTACGCGGACGGTGTAAACAGAGCTTCTATTTTTGATGGTTCATCTGTTACAGACATCAACGCAACAGGCGCACCGTCTGATCCGGAATCAATCGCAGTGTTTAAGAACCACATGTTCTTTGCAGGTATGTCAGCAAACCCTCAAGAGATTGTGTTCTCTGCACCGTTTACTGAGACAAGTTTCTCTACGGCAAACGGAGCCGGATCCATCAAGGTAGATAGTGCTGTTGTTAAGTTGGTTACTTTTAGGGATTCCCTATTTATATTCTGCGAAGATCAGATACACCAGCTTCAAGGATCGTCCATCGCAGACTTTGTTCTGAAACCAGTTACTCGTAGGATTGGTTGCGTAGACAGGTTCAGCGTTCAGGAACTTGGCGGTGATATTGTTTATCTCGCACCGGATGGTCTTCGCACACTGGCTGGTACAGCTAAAATTGGTGACGTAGAACTCGGAACCGTATCGAAGCAAATTCAGGATAGACTCCTTCTTCGTAACATTAGCCTAGATAGAATATCTTCTGTCGTTATCCGTAACAAAAGTCAGTACCGAATATTCTTTGCAGCAGATAGCGCGATTGAAGCGTCTGCCCCCGGAGTTGCCGGAGTGTTGAAACAAACAGATCAGGGCGGCATTGGCTGGGAATACTCTGATCTAAAAGGTATTAAACCGTCATGTTGCGATTCAGGCTTTGTTAGTAACGTAGAGACAATCGTACACGGAGGCCATGACGGTTACGTCTATCAGCAAGAAACAGGGAACACCTTTGATAGCACAAACATCATAGCTAGGTTCTCGTCTCCAGATCACAACATGGGCGATGCAGGTATCCGTAAGAATATGCAACGCATCATTTGGAACTATGAGAACGAAGGAAACATCAACACTAAGTTTCGTATTCGGTATGATTTCTTTTCATCCGACAGTCCGCAACCCTCGCAGTATTCTCTCTTAACAGGAGGTTCTGCTGCTATTTACGGCAACCCCGTCAGTGCCTACGGAACAGCGGTGTACGGATCATCGGGAGCTCCTCTTGTTCGTCAGACCGTTGAGGGTGGGGGATTTACCGTAGCGGTTCGTGTGGACGATAATGGAGGACTGGCTCCGTTCTCTCTAAAAGGATACCAACTAGAATTTACCCCCGGAGGAAGAAGGTAAAAAATGGCAGGATACGCAGCAAGACAATCAACCTATGTGGATGGTGACGTTATTGATGCCGCCGATAGTAATGACGAATTTGACGCAATCTTAGCGGCGTTTGGATCTACTAGCGGGCACAACCATGATGGCACAGCGGGCGAAGGCTCCCGCATCACTGTTGTTGGAACATCTTCTGACAACGTTACGTTTGGGTCGGCCCTGACACCTGACGCAAACAATACCATAGATATCGGCACAAGTAGCGCGCAGTTCAAAGACCTATACATCGATGGTACAGCCTATTTGGACGCGATTGATTTCAACGGCACAGCCATCAGTTCAACCGCTGCAGAACTGAACATCGTAGACGGTAGCACTGCCGCCACCTCTACGACGCTTGCAGATGCTGACCGTGTGGTCGTCAACGACAACGGCACGATGGTGCAGGTTGCTTTGACTGACTTCGAGACGTATTTTGAGTCGGCTCTGGATACGCTGTCTAACGTGACAACCGTCGGTGCCCTCAACGCAGGTTCGATTACCAGCGGGTTCGGGGCGATTGACAACGGCTCATCCGCTATCACCACTACAGGATTAATTTCTGGTGGTTCATTAGATATTGATGATGTTCTTATCAACGGCACAACTATTGGTCATACAGATGATACAGACCTTATAACTCTATCTAATGGTGTGGTTACAGTTGCTGGTGAAGTATCTATGACCACTCTGGACATAGGGGGCACAGACGTTACCTCTACGGCTGCAGAGTTGAACATAATGGACGGGAACACGTCAGCCTCTAGCACTACAGTGGCAGATGCAGACCGTGTGGTGTTTAACGACGATGGCACCATGAAGCAGGTAGCAGTCACAGATTTAGCTGCATATTTCGATGATGAAATTACAGCTATGCCAAATCTCGTTACCACTGCAGCTACTACGGTGGGTGCACTTAACAGCGGTTCTATCACATCAGGGTTTGGTGCAATCGACAACGGATCGTCTGCCATCACTACTACAGGTACGGTTACTTATGGTAGTCTGTCTGACGGAAGCATCACAATCACTGCGTTCGTTGACGAAGACGATATGAGCAGTAACAGCGCAACGCTGGTGCCAACACAACAATCTGTCAAAGCGTACGTAGACACACAGATTACTGCTGAAGATCTTGATATCACCACAGACAGCGGAACTATCGCTATCGATCTAGATAGTGAGACTCTGACTGTTGCGGGAGGCACAGGTCTTGACTCTAGCGCAACTAGTAACACGGTTACTCTAGCTATCGACAGCACCGTTGCAACACTGACAGGCTCCCAATCCCTAACTAACAAAACTCTCGACATCGATAATAACACGTTGTCAAATGTTGAAGTGGATAACTTTAAGGCTTCTGCCATTGTTATAGAATCAGAGGGCATTGGATCAAATGACAATGACACGACACTGCCAACTAGTGCTGCAGTTAAAGATTATGTAGACACTCAGATTACTGCTGAAGATCTAGATATCACTACAGATAGTGGGACCATTGCTATTGATCTAGATAGTGAGACTCTAACTGTTAGTGGCGGAACAGGCATTGACTCTAGCGCAACGGGTAACGCTGTGACGGTGGCTATAGATAGCACAGTTGCTACTCTGGCAGGATCTCAAACTTTAACTAACAAGACCCTAACAACTCCAATCGTTAACGCCGGACTGCAACTTAAAAACGGATCAACCAGTGCAGGTTTCTTAGAGTTTTTTGAAGATTCTGACAATGGAACTAACAAAGCAACTCTTATTGGACCTGCCTCCACAGCAGATGTAACTCTTACATTACCCACCGCTACTGGAACTATTGCAACCACTGATGATGCAACAGCTTTAGCTATCGCTTTGGGTTGACATACAGGCAAAAAGAGTATATAATATAGAAGCTAATAGGATTAATCATGGCTAATACCTTTAAAGTAAAAACAAATGCTGCTATGCCAGCCTCCGCTGGTACGCCTCTGACTCTTTACACGTGCCCCGGCTCGACCACTTCGGTTGTGCTGGGTTTAATTTTGTGTAACGTAGGCACAGCACAGCACACTGTAGACGTTCAACTAGTGTCTGATACCAGTGACACGGAAACAAACGAAACAGTAAAGCTGCTGGAAAACGTACCGATACCCGCAGGTTCATCACTAGAGGTGCTGTCAGGTGGCAAGGTCGTAATACAAGCTACAGACGTTATAAAGATTGACGCAGATACAGCGGCAAAGATTGATGCGACACTGAGTATTATGGAGATCACCTGATGGCTTACACTGGCAACAAGCCGACCAATGTAGTCGATGTCAGCGAAACGCAATCACTTACGGTTGATGGCGACCTTACTGTTGATACCACCACCTTGAAGGTAGACAGCACGAACAATCGTGTAGGCATCGGCACGAGTTCGCCTGACGCAAGTTTACACATTGAGGGTTCTGGTGTTTCTGCTCTGAGATTTGGGAACATTGGCCCATCAAGCAATAGTGCAATT